CTTCTGAATCTTGTTGTGTAGGCACTTTGCATTTTTGTAAAATTCTTCGCCAGCGTGTATCTATCGCTGTTAATGTTGCGTTTGTATCAAATGCATTAGATAGTGCCTTGATTTGTGGTGTCTTTCCATCTGGTGTTGTGCTAGTAAGCACCCATTGCCCCGACTTCACTTCTACAGGCTTCTTAGTTTTGGGATCAACTGGAAAATCAACATCATTGCCCCACCATATCTCCTGAGTTTGCTGTGCTGTAAGGTTTGCAAAATCAGAGACTAGTGTGTTAAGTTCGATACAATCTGATATCTGCCTCTCGAAGCAGCCTGTTCTGTCAACAGATCTCTCGTATTCAACTATCGCAATTTTTTTGAGTGGATTTAATGATTTTTTAACAATTTTGCCTTTTGAGACTTCAAAGCGCATCTTGGGAGTAAAGCACGTAAAATATTGTTCACCATTGTCCGTTCTGTATGTTACTCCCATTAGCTTCTTTTGTTTGGCATCATTGCTATATACGCAAAAAGCATATCTTGGGTCTAGCGTATATATATCCACAAGGGCTTCGTCATCTTCTTCAAATTCAGTTTTGATGTCAACAAGTCGATATCCTACACCTACTTTTTCAACAAAATTGCCAAGCTCCTGATTCTTGTAACCTATGTTGCAAGCATTTGTAAGCATTTCGTTAAGTGCAGATATTCCTTCATCGTCTAAGCCTGCTGGTGTTTTGTGTGCGTCTTTGTCGGATCGCTGTATCAGCATTGCTGGCGTTCCCCAGAAATACGCCATTTTGAAATCAGTGATGTAGTTTGCGGCATTATCAGTTACTTTAATATTGATCTCAGGGCGAACAATTTTGGGTCTGTCCAGTGGTTGATCGCCGGCTTCAAAATCTATAAGATATTGCATCTCTAACCGATTAAATTTATGCTTCTCATATGCTTTTGACAATTCTTTGATTATGTTGTCGGCAGTAATTTCTTTTGCATCCGTATATATTTTCTGTCTTCCTTTTAACGTCCACATCCTGTTCGCCCTCCTTTCTTAATAGAATCTTTTGCCGCTGCTACTTTTGGCTTGTATCTTTTTTATAGGCTTAACTGACTGCACAATACCGTCCTGTGTAAGAATGCAAGTCATTTGCTCACATTTCCTACATTGCACTTCAAAAGCGTTCGTCGCTTTCTTGTCATAGTGGAAAATAATCCTTCCACAATTGGGGCATGTAATTATCTGGCTACTCATAGCGTTTCAGCCAGCGGCAGCATCGAGTCTTGCAATTTGTATACTTCGTCCTGGAAAGACTCGTAATCGGAATTGCATTCCTTCCGGTTCTGCTTGTATAACTCATGGTTGTTTATCCAGTTGCTAAACTGTACCTCTTTAGGATTGTTTGAATTGATTTTTGCCTGAAACGCAAAAATCAATTGATCATTTACTGTGCTGTCTCCTGACAGCGATATACTCTTGCTTCTAATCGTTAACATGGCTGTCTCCTTTTCGGGTAATAAAAAAGCGCCATACATATGTAAGGCGCAATTAACTTTATTTCATACTTTTCTATTGTTGAGAGTATCATAGTAATAGCATGTATTCAAGATGATATCTTGTGTCATTTAGTGATATTAAATGATAGGTTTTAGTGTTATAGGTAACCATGAAATTCCAATTAAAATGTCATAGTTAATATTGAATTGTTTTTTATCTGCCTACCAATGCTTTCCTTGATTGATAGCTTGATTACTCTCTTGATTACTCTCTTGATTACTCCCTTGATTACGGGAGCTTTGAAAGCCGCATAAATACTAGCTTTTTGATATGCATAGGTAACCAAGAAATTCCGCATTAGTAACCAAGAAATTCCGCATTAGTAACCAAGAAATTCCGCATTAGTAACCAAGAAATTCCATAAAATATAAAAAGGTAACAATTTTATATTTACAATGGTAACTTATGGTGCTATAATAAACATAAAAGTAGAGAAAGAGAGGTTTTACACATGGCTAGAAAAAAGATTGGGCCAATAACCAGTTTAGGAAATGGAGACAAACTTACTGTTCAAAAAAGTTTACCGCTGTTTTCCTTGTGGCGTTCCGAGCTATCGCTTGCAGAATTTAAGATACTTGATACTTATTTATCACGAATAGACAGTCACAAGCCAGACAGGAGAACGGTTGTTTTCGAGAAAGGCGAACTTGAAAAAATTTTAGGAGTAAAAAAAATCAACAATCAAGACCTCAAGGCAAGATTAAAGCATCTTATGGGAAATGTAATAGAAGTTCAAGATGATAGTGAAAAACAAGGTTTTAGATTGGTGACGTTGTTTGAAGAAGCAACGGCAGAACAAGATGATTACGGGCTGTGGCAAGTAAAGCTAGAGTGTTCTCAAAAAGCAATGAAGTATTTTTTTAATATTGAAAACCTCGGATATCTTCGGTATAAGCTGCGCTGCATAACATTACTCACAAGCCGTTACACTTATATCATGTTTACATATCTCGAACAAAACCGTTTTCGAAAAAATTGGGAAGTGCAGCTTGATGAATTAAGGCAAATACTTGATTGTGATAAGGAAGAACTGTATAAAGAATACAAGTTTTTCAATCAAAAGATATTGAAACGTGTTCAAAAAGAAATGGATGAAAAAACTGAATGTCGGTATACATATGAACCCATTAAGAAAGGGCGAACGGTAGTTGGCATAAGATTTGAAGTCGAAACATTACCTATATTGGAAGTGCAAGTTCCAGAAGTGCCAGCGCCGAAAGAAGGGGAATCAGATCGCCCACTTTGGGAAAGTGCATTGGATGAATGGAAACTATCACAGGCACAGCTAGAAGAGATACAGACGCTACTCGTAACAGTACCAGTTCACAAGCTGCCAAGTTGCCAGAAGGAAGATCTGGAAAAGGCTTACTACCAGTATATGGCACAGAAGGCAGCAGAGATTAAACGCAGGAATGAACAGAAGCGCATCCGTAGTCGCTTTTCGTATTTGCGAAAACTCATGCAGGAAGATATAGCATCAAAGCCACCGCAGGAAGGAAATCAGAAATCACAGGCGGTTGCAAGGGGGACACAGGCATTCCAAAACTTTACAGAGCGCCAAGATAACAACTATACAGACAAAATTATGGACAAGTTAAAAAGCGATTTAAAGGAATTTCAGGAAAATCAAAGTTGCTGAAACATCAATAGCAGGAGAATTTTGCTTCCCCTGCTATTTTTTTATTGGTCCAGATATTCACTCCCAAACTTTTTCTCAAATTCGTTTAATGCTTCTTTGTGGAGCTTAAAAACATGTCGCTGCGTAAAATGTAACTCATCTACTATTTCGCACCATTGTTGCTGTGCAACGTAGCGTTTGAACAGTATATTATAATACTTGAACTCAAGCTGCTCCATTTGAACAATGATTTTAGATTTTAAGTCCACAAAAGAATCAATCATTGAATCAATTTCGCGTTCCATATCTACCAACTTACAAATCGTAGATGCAGTCTTGTCTGTGGCATGTCCAGTTTGCACATTGACATCTTTTACACAACTCGGAACCGAACAAAGCATATTCTTTAACTGTGTTTTTTCATAGATCTTGTTTGATATTTTAAGATCAAGTACGCTAATTTGTGATAGATAGTGTTTTGTATCCATACATGCCTCCAATCTTAATAGATGCTGTTAATGATTCTTGTTGGTCTTGGTTTTCTGCGCTGTATGCGCAGCGCGAAGTTTGCGAATGTATCTGGTACATCATCAAGCTGCTTTTTCCCACTGGTGGAGTACTGGGCCAGAAGAGACATCATTACACCATATGGCTCTTTTGGTGTATAAAGCTTTTTGTCTTTAAAGACAACGTGCTGCAATATCCAGTTCGAACACTGATATATTCTTGCCTCTTTGTTCGTTTCAGTCATTCGAGATGATATGTTACAGATCCAACCTTTTTCAAGAACGCGTTTATCAACTTCAAGAGAGACACGATCTCCACCACTATTGCCCTCAAACTCACAATCTTCAACCTTGTTGTCGGCGAGGAGATTTGCGGAATTTTCGTACTGCGCTTCATAATCAGAAGAATTGCTGCATACGCAGTCTACGCAGTAATACAAATCTTTCCCCTCATACTTTATAAGCACTGGAAGGACAAAGAAATCAGTACCTGTTGATTTTGTATCGGCTTGAGCAGTGATACGTTCAATTTTCGAGGTTGGAAGTTCCTTGTATCGCATGATTTTTTCTTCTGGAAACAGCAATCCTTCTCTTTCAACCGGTCGTTGCATGTAAAGGCAGTTGTATGACACATCATCCATCATCAGCGCTTGCCTTGCAAAGAACTCCTTTGTAAAGCCACCTATTGCATAGTCAAAGTTGCTGTCGCCTGTCTCCGGGTCTGTGGCAGGAATAGAAATAACCCTTACGCGGTTGTTTCCATCGTATATATCTATCAGCCTTCCAATAACATCTTGAGTTGACCAACGTGTTGCTTGCATGATCTCTTTGCAAGGATTATTATTGCTATCAACTGTTTTTCGCTGTAATGCATCTACAGTATAAGCTCCCCACATCTTGTCAAGGTAGTTTTTGTTCAAGGCTTCTTCTAGGCCACCTATCATATCATCGGTAAATAAAAATTTGCTTGCACGAACTTTTCCGGCACTCTTTGCGCCTACAGATGTTGTTTGCAAAGATGGAAATGGTTTATATTTTCCAACATTGAATTGTTGCATCAATGCATTTGTAGATGTAATTTTCAAGTCTGGGAAGATATCGTGCCAAGCGTATTCAAGTGCATCATCAACCATTTGATAGACACCATCGTAATACATACGTGTGATATCACCTGAGTGTGAATAGAACAGGCTGTAATCGTCTGGAAACCAACCAATTACGGCTGAATGGAAGAACTTGAGTAGGGTTGTGTTATGCGTAACAATATAATCGTCAGTGACATATAAATGTGACGGATCATCAATATATATACACTGGCACTCATCATCTCCGATATATTTAATTGATTTTATTCTACAGTATTCAAAATGGTTGAAGTTTTCACCAGAAATGCAAGGTATGTAAAAGTGAGTTGGTTTGTAAAGCATTCTTGAAGTCTCTACAACTTTTTGACATTCAAAAACTCCAAGTGAAGTTTCGTAAATTGATAACCATAAATGGTTGTCGGATGCTCTACATTTAGATCCATCATCAAGAGTAATTTCATAGATTTTGCGTTTCCCTTGAGGAAAAATTCCGACTACGGTTGATTCATTGCCATTCGCAGCAAATACTTTGTCGCCAACCTTTAAATCACCCATCTGAACAAAACCGTTCGGAGTAAGTACCTTTGAATATAATGGCTGTGCCTTGCCCGTACCAGGCGGCATGGATATGCATAGAATGTCGTACTTATCATCAAGCATACCTTGATAAGATTCTATAAGCTGGAACTTCTCGAACTGCTTAATCTTTGGCTTGTAGAACATCTTTCGAGGTTCGCGCTTGTGCTCTAAGAATAGTAAATAATCATTGAATATTCTTGCTCGTGCACCATTCAGATAAGTCTGCCAATACAGTTTGTCCCACTCGTCACCCTCTACTTTTCTGTTGCGATTGCAGTACCACCTGACATAGCTATTTACATGGTCGCCATACCCTCTATACGCATCAAGATTCTTGAAATCACGATTTGGTATAAACTCATTAGCGTCAAGCAGAATCAGTCTTGCTCCGCCACATAAGGTGCTGAGCTGGCTGTATGTAGGCTGCATGATGATCTGGCGCTGTATATTCTCCACACGTTCTTTGTGTTGTCTTAATTCTAACAAAAAAGAGGCTCCTCCTTTCCTAACACTTAAAGAAGAGCCTCCATTTTGGCTGTTACATAATCACCATTTTGATTATGCCGTTTTAATTATTTTCTTACTATGTCTTCTCTGTTTACCCAGCCGTAGACGTTATCGCCTATGATGTGATACTGATGCTTGCCACTCTCACAAATACTTGTTACAGTTGCAACCTCTGGAACTGCAGTAATTGGCTTATCGGCCCATGCCGACATATACTGTTTATTGCCCGTAAATTGGACCTTATCGCCTAAGTTTATAACTTGTGCGTTAGCATTTGCAGAATAGCTGTAATAGCCGCTTCCTGCCTTTGTAAAGGCATATCCACAAGCCTCTCCCGGCCATACAATCTTATACCAACCAGAAGCGGTGATTTCAAGGACTTCTACGGCTACAGAAGTTTTGATTGTATCGAGCTTCTTTGCAGATGTATCTGCCCCTGTGCGGATGTTCATAGGTGTGAGCGCAACTGCTGTTCCAATGCCCTTGCCACAGAGTGTAGTGTTACCAGTTGAGATAATCTCGCACTCCACTTTAGAGCCATCATCCAGTACTACTACAGTATGTCCCTGTACAGTTGTACACAGAATATCTCCACGCATCTGATATGCTGAGGACTCTGTACATTTTGGCTCACGGATGATTTCAAATTCATCTGTAGCATACAAAACCTCAACTTCGTTGGCAGTAGAAAACCACGGAATGTCGCGCTGCAAAGCATATGCCACGCATACACGTACAAGGCTGCTACAGTCTGTCTCCACTGGCGTGTTAACCTTGCTGCAATCCCATCCGTACTGCTTAGCCTTGTCGTACAAATCCCAAGATGTAGACTGATCGTAACCGATATTATTATTTGCGCACGCTGCTTCCATGCACTGTGCAATGCGCTCACGCACTGCTGCATCTTTAGCACGGATAACTACCCACCCCTTATCATGGCGATACCATGCTTCTACAGCTACTTCCTGCCCTGTCTGATCTCCTGCCTGTCCGCCAATCACTTTTCCATTCTCATCAATTCTCGCCGAACCTACTCTAACCATTTATTTTCCTCCATTCAGTGTAAAAAAGCCAATCTTCTGCTAATATGTCTTCAACAGAAGGTGTCCAGTCAATTTGTGTACCATTTGGATACACAAGAGCAATAGTTGTTTTGCTATTTTCTACAAGTTTAAGATATATTTTTTTCTCATGCCAGGCTTTACGTGTTATTTTGCAACCGTCTTTGAGTGCAAAAAGAGCATGGTTAAAAGAAAATGGTCTTGAGAAGTAGAATGCTCCCAATTTCGAACGATCTGCTTCATCTGCTGGATACCAGTCAATTGCATATAAAGCCTCAAATACATAATCAATATGATCTTGGTCATTCATTGCGAAAAGCTTTTCGTCTGTATGCCCTGTAGGATATTTGATCATAATTGTCTTCCGTTCATTATCCCAATACCAAATTTCAGGATATTTTCGGCGTTTCATTGGGATTCCGTCCTGCATGTTGAAAATTGCTATTCTTGAATCCATGGTGCTTAATCCTCTTCGTAGATGATATCTAGCCCATACGCAACAGCTGCATCATGTTCGATACGGCATCCACGAGCATTTTCCCATCCTTTACAGAAATATGCAGCATGGCACAGGCTCATGTTCTCCAGAGACTTTGCCAAGAAACAGAGTGGAATCTGTACAACACCGCGTTCCTTCATTGACTCGTTGCTGTACCACTCGTCTGTAAAAAGAGTGTTTACGATTTCATAGCCCTTCGCCTCTAAAGCTGTAACAGCCTTTTCTCTTGTTGCAACAATTTCCTCATCAGTTTTGCCAGCCATTGGCTGTGATAGCATTGCTTTCATCTTTCTTATTCCTCCTTGTGGCATGTATTCTGTACTTTCTTGTACACGTCTTCGTACAGTTCCTGTTTGTCGCCGTTGTAAGTATACTCGGCATAAACTCCATCTCCCGACACTGTGGTGGCTGCCAGTAACTTGTAATTTTGCAAAGTCTTACAACTCCATACAACGAAAACATTATCTGGAGTAATCTTTTCTACTCCCTCTTGCTTGTCATACCATTCTGACAATTTTCTTTTGCACACATTCTGAAAGTGTGCCATGCCTGTAACAATCATTTATTCGCTCTCCTATTCCTCGTAAATAATTTTTAAGCCGTATGCCGAAGCAGCATTATGATCGAGCCAACAACCAACCGCGTTTTTCCATCCTTTACAAAAGTAAATTGCGCTAGAACGGGTTATGCGAATAAAAAGCTCAGCAACAAAATATTCAGGAACGGTGACTACGCTACTTTGCTCAAGAGAAGCCTTGGAGTTGTACCATTCTTCTAAAAAAGGAACATCTATAGGTTCATACCCCATTTCTTTTAAAGCTTGAACGGCTTTTTCTCTTGTGGCTTTAATTTCTTCAATGGTTTTACCACAAATTGGTTGCGAAATCATAGCTATCTTAGCTCTGCTGTTAAGGCTCTCACTGTTCAAATGCCAAACAATCCAATTATCGGATGCAATGTTCGAAAAAGTATAATCTGGATTAGCTGTTTTTCTAATGTCAAACTCCTCACCATCTTTCGTATGGATGATGATGGTCTGCTTTTCTTTAGACCAGTACCAATAGCCTGCCCATGACGGAAGCTTTATCAGTGCCCCCTGTTTCATCAATCCAAATGCTTCTGAAAATCTCATGCGTACTCCTCCTTTAAACTATTAAGGCTATAATTGTTGTTACTAAAAATACAATAGTTGTAAGCATAAATATTTTTTGATTGCGTTTTAGGCTATAAAGAGCGTGGAATGCATCTACAGCGATCATTCCCTCACTGAAATACTGATTTGTATAATCGTTATAGCGGTCACGGCCAAGTAGATCTTTTAAAAAATCATCTTGTATGCGATTTAGGCATTCATAACGCTTTCGATAATATCCAGCTTCCCATTCCAGACTTTCTTTTGTATAAATTTCCCAATCATCACTTACTGAGGCTTTCAACAAAGATCTTAAATGCTCACGAGATATTTGAACAGTCGAAAGGTTGTCAAGAGTCTGCTTAACATATTCTGGGTGCAAATACTCTTCGCCGCTCCACAATCTTACATTTTGACCATTTTCTGAGGCTTTTAAAGCATCTTCGTATGTCATAAAAGATTTTTTCTCCTTTCCTAAGTGTTTGGTGACAGATTTCTAGGCTTTTCAAGCTTTAGTGCAGCAAAATTCATTTTCAAGCTCTTGTTATGGTCCTTTAAAATTGAATGTATTACATATGTTTACTATGTAAACGTAAAGTTTACTCATGATGAGTTGCCTTGAGTCCCCATTCAGGCAAGAAATTGATCTCATAATGGTACTTGTCTACCTCCGAACCAGAGATATCCTCGACAACGTACATGGTGTAGTCATTCAGATATACATAATCTTTCTGATATTTGCCTTCGGCAGTCTCAATAATGACTTCGAGTTCGTTTGATGAATTGTTCTTTAATGCAAATGTTCCAGTCAGCTCCAAAAGGACTGTGTCGGTTCTTGCGTTCAGAACAGTAAGCTTCCTAGTCACGTTGAAGTTGTCTGCCTGCTTAGAGATATTAGAACTTACCTGATCAGCTTCTGTACAGCCAATGGCTGCGCCAGAAAGCATCACTGCGGCTACAAGGGTAACAATTAGTCTTTTTAATTTCATTGTCCATATCCTCCATTGGTTGATTCGTTAAATCTTTTTACGCCATTTGAAAAAATATCGGGGTCTTTTTCAAAACAAATGTAATGGCGACCAGTATTCACAGCTGCTATTGCTGCTGTCATGCTTCCAGCACAGATATCAAGTACTGTGTCGTTTGGGTTACTATATGTCTTAATCAACTCTTCGATTAGTTTAACTGGCTTTTGTGTCTGATGATATCCGTTTTCATTTGAAAATCTCCACACAGATCTTGGATATCTTTGCGTGCTTTCATAGTCAGTTGGCTTATAGTTTCCGTAGCATTTTGATGTTGCTTTCTGAGTTTTTCGAACCCGTTTAACAGGCATACCGTTTTTCATTTGCGGATTGTATGTTGGCAAACACTTATAGAACACGCAAATATCTTCATGCGCTCTAAGTGGCATACGGTTCGCGTTGAGAAATCCAGATGCATTTGCTTTTTCATAAATCAAATTATAGTGCCACATTTTGCAATTGCTTTTCATCAAGTCTGCCGTGAACATACCAGATGCAAAGAGGATAATTGCACCATTGTCTTTGATTATGCGGTTAATGCCCCCCCATAAGTCATCAAACGGAATTGGAGTATCCCATTTATTTCTTGTAATCCCGTATGGAAGATCTGTGCAAACCATGTCAATCGACTTGTCAGGTATACTTTTCATTCCATCTCTGCAGTCAATGTTAATCATGACATCAATCATCGGTATACAACCTTCTTGCTTACTTCGGCAACGCTGATTCCAGCTGCGGTCCGCCGTACCTCAACGTCTTTACCTTTTTTGAGTGCCGCCGCTATAAGGGCGGCTTGCTCCACAACTTTTGTTTGTAAATCATCTTTAATCAACTAGTCCTGCCTCCTTCCACGCTTTATGTAGTTTCTCGCCATTCCATGCGATCCAGTCCACCATTTCTTCATTCATAGCCCATGCACCGGCAGTGCTGTGTGAGCTAAAAGCAAGCCCCGATTCCACAAGAAATGCATGGACAATTTCGTGCTTTAGAACTTGCTTTACTAATTCTTCTGGTGATGTTGCAATCGGATCACTGTCAGGGTCTGTCTCAGGGTCTACATAGTAGATTTTCTTTCCGTAGAGGTCATTCCACCCATCTGCACCAACACATGTCTTGTACTGATCATGGTTTACCTTGATGATTTGGTATTCCTGTCCCATTACATTTACTTTATTTGCAATCGTCATGTATTATCTCCGTTCTACGATTCAATCGAACACATTCCAATACACTGAGGTTCATCGAATACCTTTTATTGCATTCGTCTAGTGCAGACATATCTGCCTTCCTTCCAGTTAATGCGTTCGTCTTTTCCTTCATCACATGTTATGGTTAAATCTCCGATATCGAATGGATTTCCATATGGCTTCCAGTCTTCGACAATGTAGCGAAACATATCTTCGACAGAATCAAAGATCTTCATTTCTGCCATTGCGTCGCTTAACGCACCTCTGTGTGGCCTGTACTTAACCATGAACCTCCTTAAGCCTAATGTTTGCCCTATCTAAGTCGTCGCAAATCAAGGAACGCTTGTAGTATGTATTTTTCATTTGAGTAATGTTGTTAGAAAGATTGCTTCTGAATAATAAATCTAATTCGCTGCCTTTCTCAACTTTGATGTTATAACTCCATTCGTGTTCGATCATTTCAATCAACCTCCTCGAAACATCTTTGCTCAATCCCTCCGTAGCAGTTGACGATAATCCAGTCACCAATCACAAGATACCAGGACTTGCTTCGTATCCATTTATCCATAAAGGATGTAGGTAATTTCAGAAGTTCGGAAGGATTTTTCAAAAAATACCTTTTACCATCTTTTGTTTCAACCCACTCTGGGACAGATTCAAATTTAAATTTTGGGAACATAATCCTCCTTAGCATCCTCAAAAACATAGTCTTTGATCTTATTGTCAACGAATTGAATCCGGGCTGGACGCACCTCGTCCATACTGCCGTCCTCATACTCTACAAGCCCAAATATCATGCTCATTTGCCCCTCTGAGCAATCACCAATACATAAATCCGCTGCAACAGGCTTTGCAAAATTTTCCCACATATGGAATAACGCTTTCTTTTCTTCGCCATTTTGAGTTACAATACATGGACGAACCCCAAAGTTGATTTCTATATTCTGCATTTACACCTCCTAGTGTACGTGTATACTTGTATCAACGTACATATATAGCTAGCATAATGTACGTGTATATAGCTAGCAAGTTAATACAAGTGTTTATAAAACAACATTTCTCGGATGCTGCCAGACATGTAGTGTGATAAACTCTTTACAATCACTCCATGTTTGCTGCCGTAATCAGTTTTTAGATACTCTTCGATCAAAACCTTGTTGCTTTGAAGGTCATCATAGTCGTCTTTCAAAGATTCTTGTGACTTGATATAGTTCCTTGCAACTCGTTTAAGGCTCTCGTCTGATAGATTCTTAGCGTCAAAGCCTGTAGATGCTTTGTATTGATGGTTAAACTCAAAAATAATAGTAGTCAGGCTGTTATATTCCTTGTCAACCCAGTCATTTTCCTGTTGCTCTGTAGTAAAGATGTTTCTAGGATTGTTTGAATACAGTCTGTGAAGCTCATCTTTAAGAACTGACTCCTTAGATTTGATAAAATCATCCGGATCAACAGTAGGTTCTTTCTTTTGTGGCTTGCCACCTGAGTTTTGAGCACTTTTAGTGCGCGAAACCATGTATTTATCTCTATTGTCAACTTTAGTTGATAATAGAGCATGTTCTTTATCTGTATCACTTAAACTACTGTTATACTTAATATCTATTGTATTACTTATCTGTGGACTTTTTTCAACCCCACCCTGTTGATTTTTCTCCATACCCCCACATGGATTTTTTTCCATGTTAGAAGAAATAGATTTTTCGTTGACAAAAGAATCAAAAAATTTCTGGGTGAGTATAATGATTCGCTTGTCGATTTCTTTAGTGTTTTCTTTGTATTCAAAGATTCTTTCAATCAGTCCCAGTTGCTCAAATTTTAAAAGCATCTTTTGAATACTATTTTCTTTCAAGCCAATGAAGTTGGCAAAATGTTTATTAGAAGCAAAACAGCCTTTGTCTTTTTGAGTAAGACTGTATATCTCAATTAACAAGAATTTCTCCCTAGGACTTAAATCTGGTGATAAATAAAGACGTTCTGGAATCCAGATTCCTTTAAAATCTCTGCCCTCCGATATTACTATTTCTTTTTTTGCCTTCTCTAACATCTGTTTTACCTCCTGTGCGATAATGTATTCCTGTGATTACAAATCAGTTGCCAGGCAGTCACAGGTTCTGCTTTTCGGGAGCTACCCTAGGCAACTGGAGCGCCGCGAGAAGGATTCGAACCCTCAGTCCTTTTACAGATCACTAGTTTTCAAAACTAGCCCAGTACCATTGTGGCATCGCGGCAAAAGTGGGTAGAGTAGGACTCGAACCTACATATCCGAAGATGACAGATTTACAGTCTGCTGCAATACCAATTCTGCGCATCTACCCCAATACCGCCTATACGGTTGCGGCTGACTTGTCCGCAGGTTGATTCTCACGGGGAGTTGCAGTTGCTACTTTGTGGGAAAAGAGAAAGGGATTTCACAAGAGAAAGAAAAAACCACATTGTTTACAAACTGCATATGGACCCTCTGGGACTCGAACCCAGACCCGGCTGCTTATGAGGCAGCTGCCCTAACCTATTGAGCTAAAGGTCCGTATGTGCCATATGGGACTCGAACCCACGACGCCTTGATTAAAAGTCAAGTGCTCTTCCAGCTGAGCTAATGGCACAACAGGGCTAGTTGGAATCGAACCAACAGTGCAGGAATCAAAATCCTGTGCCTTACCATTTGGCGATAACCCCAGCGTGATCTTATCCTCACAAACCACTGGCTGTCAAGACAAGATTCATGATAAAAAATGTAGAAAGTACTATAGCACTGGCAAATCTTTCTCTGGATCTTTTCTCATTCAGCCATCCTATAATGCTAGTCAGCATAAAGATGTTGAAAAGAGATGCCAGAACGCGGAGAATAAGAACAAACATTAAATATCCCCTTCCTTTCTATGGAGCGAATTTTCAGCCTTGAAGCCGTCAGGATAGCGCTCCCAAAGTTTCCTGTTGTTTTTAATCGCAATATCCTCAAGAGAGGTATCAAGTGCCTCAGCAGTAAGTGCCAGATAATACAGCACATCGCCACACTCCTTGATAAGATGCTCTCTATCAAATGGATGCCCCTGAAAAATCTGCTTTTTAAGAAGATCAACAAGCTCACCTGCTTCACCTGCAGTACCGAGGATACCATTCATAAGCATGTTTTCCTTTGTCGCTTTTGTTACGTCTGATGCGGTTCTCATTACACCGCGCTGATACTCGTCAAATGTCATTTCGTTTCCTTTCCAGTGATAAGATCACTATACGGCAATGTTTCAATCCAGTCGCAAAAATCTCGCCATTCGTCTAACTTATGATTTTGACGGGATTTATAAATATTTGCCAGAACCTCGTAGTTCAGCATTGAATTACGAGTCTGATTATAGCTACTTGGAAGAAGCTGAATAAGCTGCCACCAATATTTTTTGTCTTTGGTTTCAATATACTTCTTTCGGTAATAATTCAGGGCTTGTATTGTGAAATCTAAAATATCTTCCGATGAGAAATAAATACCATCTTGAATATTTACAGAAAAAAACATATTTGATGTTTCCATATCCCAAGCACCTGAATAAACATTAGGGCTTTTAAAAATATGCTCATGGCTAAAATCACTACGATTAAATTCCTTTTCAGTGATCTTATGCATGGTACTGCATGAATTTGCAACTGTACCGACCTTGTAAGTGTCAAATTCTTTCCACCAATATAATGGCGCTGTAATACGAGCGTAAACTGGCATCATTCTTAAATACTTCCTATGATCAGTTCCGAATTTTGCTAGTTTAAACATGAGTGAGTGATCTTTGTCCCCAAGTCTATATTTCCCATTTCGTGGACAAAGATCGTCTCCAGTGCATTCGGCTTTGCATATTTCGTTACTGCAACAAACGCATTGATAACCGCTATCGCTTTTATCCCAACTATTCATCGGATTACGCATTCCCTCAATCACAAATTCCATCTGTTCGGGACTCGGTAATACAGTATGTTCTAATCTAATCATGAAGACTCCTCTATGTTGAACACTTCTTTTTCGCATTCGATAAAAGATTCTAAAATTTTATCGAAAAATACATATTTGAAATATTCCGAAAGTTGACGAGTGTCAAGGTTTTCCAGTAAACAAAGCTCAAAAGCATAGTTAAAGCGGTGCAGAGTACCATCATATAATTTTTTATTAAAAGTAACAGTTATGTGGTTAAAACACGGTGGCAAAGCTTTAGCATCAATTCCAAAAGACTTGCTAAGCTTGATTAGCACAGAAATGCATTTATCTATATCACTCATAGACACTCCCTTCTTATCGAGTTGCTGACAAAATAATTTTGTTATTGCATTGTGGACAGACGATGTAATACTCTTTCGCTTGAATAGGTTTTGGCAGTGAATAGTCTGGCTTAGCAACTAATGATCAGCAAGACGGTAATGTGCTTTCTTGGACATCAGTTGCCTCATCATAACTTAAAAGCGCACCGCAATGCGAACAACCAATTTGTTGCAATGTACCAGGTCTCAGAATTTTTATCATTCCACATAACCTCCTAAATTTCGGTTAATTACCTCGTCAACCTTGACAGTCGTGACGATAAAGTGTTCATTGATTTCTTTTTCAATCTCTGAATCACTCTTTTTATAGTATTTCTTCTCATACTTGCGATACTCATTTATGGTGGAAGCATATTCAGATTTTGTTTGCTCAATAGCGGCTTTTACTTTATCTTCGGACTGAAAGACGCCAATCAATTCGAGTGAAGAACCACAGGAATCAAAATAGGAGTCAAAGGTTAAAACGAAAACTCTCATAAGACATCCTCCTAGCTTCGCTTTGAGGCAAAATCTTTAAGTGTTCCAAGAAGTGCCTCTTTTGACCCAAATTCTGGAAGCTCCAAGATTAAAGCGGCTCTACAAAAGCTGATTGTAGCATCAAGCCCCAAAACAAGCTCTAATTGCTCTAGCTGTTCTTTACCTATAGTATTTGATGCTGAATGAGCTGAAATTGATTGTGGGGCATTCTGTGGCTTTACAGCGGTATTTTGAGAACTTGACTTAGCAGCCATTACATCATTCTGCTGCTTAGCTTTAACCATAAAGTCCAAAATGTACTGACAAAGTTCCTGACGCTCTTTACATGCTTTTATTTTATTTGTATCTGGATTAGGCGCAGCTGAGAAATCGTTGACTTGCTTTTGATATCCAGAAATAACACCTTGTAACCATGTTGTTGCATTTTCAAATTTTGTATTTGCCATTACTCCTCCTATTCATCCAAAAGGGATATTGCTTTAACAAACTCGCGAGGAAAGAGAGTTTTTGAGAAGTTAGAAGCACAAGATACGTAAAATAATTCTTTTTTGGTTAGATAGCCATAGTATCCACCTCGCGAACTGCAATAAGCTTCTATTGTTTCACTTGTGCCGTCAATAAATTTAACTAAAACTAATTTTCTTTCCATTGCTTATTCCTCCGGCATGTAGTAGATATATGCTGAGAAGTTAGAAGCAGAAATATTTAATTCCTCAAATACCTCAGCTGCTCTGACTGGAGTCTTATACTCTGCAAGTACCATGTCTTGGTTTGCAGTCCTTGCAAAGATAGTTTCATCACGTCTCAGCAAAGCAACGTTACAAAACTCAACAGATTTGGTTTTACATTGTGAAATGATTCTCATTAGATAACCTCCTGTTCTTGTGTTCTATCTGGCATGTAACCATTTGGGTAACGTTTATTCGTTCACGATTGATTCCGTGCCCTTCACGGCACAACTGGCAAAACAGTATGTCACCGCAATGCTGACATTCATCGGCTATTTCTTTGGTTGATATTTTCATTAGTCTGGAACCTGCATCAGAAGTCTAAAGGTGTTTTTACCTTTCACTGTCACGAAAGTTCGAGTCCCAGTAAAGTGGTTATATGGGTTTTTAAAATCTTTCATTTGGAACAATCCTTGCTTACGGTATGTCTCGTAAGGCTTTAAAATACCCTTGGAATCTTTGTAAACATACCCCTTAGCAATTAACCATCCGGTAAACTCTGTTTGACTATAGCCTAATTCTTTGGCCGTATCTCGGAAGTTTGTGAGAAGATTGTTGTCAACCAGAGAGTCAAAATATTCAGCCTTTGGTGTTTGCTCTTGAACAGTTTCAATGAGTTTTTGTTTTTCTTCTTGTTCTTCAATCCAGCGTTTTGCTCTCTCAACTGGGTCTTCAATCATGTAGGAGTCAGGTTTACGCTCGTTAATGCTGTAAGAACCAGTTCTGCGGATAGTCGGTAGGACTTCAGATGTAACCCACCGTTTGAACCTTTTTGCGGATTTAAGTTTGCTACCAAAGATCAAAGCATATAGTCCGGATTCGTTAATAATGATTACATTCTGCTTTCCACCGGGGGTCATCATTTCAGTGACCCCTTTGTCTGTTTCATCGACATGGTTTGCAATGGCATTAGGGATTGATTTTCCTTCTCCATATCCAAGTGCTGTTGCTACATCCTTGCCGACAAACCACACTTCTCCGCTAACAAGTTTCGTTCTAATCTCTCCAAATTCTGGATTGCTAAAGATTTTTATATTATTCATATAAACACCTACCTTTCTGGTATGCCTTGGTATTATGGCAAAGAAACTGTCAAGGCTCACAGCTTTTGGGTCGCGATTCCCTATCTTTGCCATATGTGTAGTTACGAGTTAAAAGGGGCTTTTTATTTTGGAAAAATATTTTGGGGACTAAGTAGCCCCATGCCGGGGGCGCGCTCTCAGACCCCTACACCCCTTTTCGTGTGATCATCTGGCAGCTGTGCAGCTGGTCGCGGCTCCCTGATCCTATGGCGGCAAAACCTAAATTGTGCGTATTTGTATATACAAAAGCAACAGTGTTTTGCTGTCCTGGTCTGAGTATACGCACCATTGACCGTTAAAAGTTCGTAAAACAAACATTATACGTACTCCATACCATCTGAGAGATTAACATAGATCAAGAAACCTTGACCAATCTTAATTTAAATCGTCAGACAATTTAAAATCCGATAGTTTTGGGGCTTCTGGCTCTGCATCAATGACTTTTTCCCACTCTTCCGCCGTTATCTGTTTGGCTTCTGGTGCTGTCTCAGCTGATAACCGGAACTCTGACGCGTTGACATAGTCGGAATTGTTGGTAAGATCAAAGATTGCAAGCACTGGTGGCATTTTGCCAGTAAATGCAAGCTGCTTCTTGCAAGCTGTTATAACGCCTTTTACCGCGTCTATAGTAGACTTCCAATCACCGCTACGCTTTTCATAGCCCGTGATCATGTGCCGCGTAACTCCCAAAAATGCCGCCCAGGACTCTATATCAGGCACTAGGCGCAGCTTTCCACCTTCCGTTGGGGTTTTGTTTACGTTCCGGACAAATGTCAGATACTCTTCTGAGTCGTGCTTGAAACTTTTTAGCCCTTCGGGAGAGTTGCTATACATGGGCTGTGAACCTTTTTCACGTGCCCTGGCTAGCCCCTGCAGAGATACATCAAGGATAGCGTCCAGTTCGTCTCCGTCCATGGTTTCTGCAATATCCCTATAGCTTGGCATTCGTTTCCCTCCTCTTGGCATTCTGTAGCCCTCCTTTCCCTGTATTTCTTTTTGTCGTGCGTATATGTGGCTATATCT